ATCCATGTTTACCATATGTATGAAAATCCTGATTATATAGATACAATATTAGAAAATATCGATTATATAGGAATTTCCCCGGCAAATGATGTTTCGAGTAAGACAAAAAGGAATTGGTTGATTCAAGTATTTGATTATTTACCTATCGTAAAAACTCATGGTTTCGCTGTAACGGCGTTAAATTTGATGAAGGAGTTCCCGTGGTACAGCGTTGACAGTACTTCTTTTAAATTGTCTGCTGGTATGGGCAGTATAATGACTCAGTGGGGAGTTTTTAATATTAGTAAAGAAAGTGGTAAAAGTGTTCTAAATACAAGTCCCGCAATCAAAAATGGAATAAAAGAATACATTAAAGAACTTGGTATGGATGAATTAGAGTTGTATACATCAGACCAGGCAAGATATCTAATAAACGCCAAATATATGATTAATCTCCAGCTTGAATTAAATGAAAGCGGAAAAGATACTATGTATAAATATTCAAAATCACAGCAGTCTTTATTTTAAAGGTGGATTAACATGAACAGGAAAATAAGGTTAGATGCAAAGTCACTTAAAGAAATAAATCGCCAAAATGCCCATGGAAAGAAATGGAGCGGAAAGGATGGAGAACCTATAAACCCTGATTTTATTGTTAAATGCTATGACCTATATAAACAGGGAAAAATGACCTCCAGACAATTATTTGAGGCATTTCCAGGTAGAACAATGAAAGCAATAGAAAGCAAAGTATGGAAAATAAGAGGCAGGTCAGACCCTGGTGAATATGATAACCCAGACCAGACCAGTTTATTTACAAAGCTAATAGAAGGAGATTAACCCCAGTTAAACCCTATAAATAAAATATAAAAGGGTTTGCTTTATATATATTATTGTTTATATTTGGGGGTGATAATAAACAACAAAAAGAAGCCTACCAAGACCAAGAAATCGTCAAGGGTGTCGAGTGGAATTCTCGTAAAAACTAATAAGCCCAGCAACTTTAGACCTGGCTTGGTAGGTGGAAACCATAACAAAAGCGAAAAAACAGGAGAATAACATGAAACACAACACAGAAAGTCTTTTGGTTGGAGCCCTTGAAACGATAGGTAAAGTGGTCGATAAAATTGACCTCTGCATCAATAGTAATTCAACCTTCGACAATGAGCGTGAACTGGCAACTGGAACCCAGAAAAAGACCTTTAGACAACTGAAGGGAGATTGCATTTCCGCTATTGATGATTTAAAGGTTGAATTTGACCACATCATCGAAAATAGATCCAATAAAAAGCGAAAAAAGGAGAATAACATGAAACATACAAAAGGACCTTGGGAAGTTGAAGGAAAGTCACCAAATGGAACTTTTACAATTAGAGCCAATAAGGGGACTAAGGATATTGCTTGGGTAAATGACCACTTTAATGAAAAAGACGATGGAAAACCCGATGCCAATCTGATAGCATTAGCCCCAGAGATGTTGGAAGCCCTTATCGATATTGCTCAGAGAGTAGATGGACACTTTAACGGTAGGGAATTACGGGTTTTTGATTGGAAGGAAACAGCGGAAGAAGTTGCTTCGATATTATTTAGGGTAAATGGTTCCACTGATTATTCATTAGCAGAAAAAACAGTAACCTGGAAAGGTAGATTAGCCAACTTTCGAGCCAAAGCCAAAGCCGAAGGGAGTGAATAAGATGAAACTAATATCAAAAGAAAAAGGTCGTTACATCTATCAATCGAATAAAAAGGTCCAAGGAACTCACAGTAGGAACAGAACCTACTTAATTGAACGAGATAAATACCCCTGTAACCTCTGGTATTATCCCGCATTTTGTGGAGTTGTTCCGATGCACTACACCTGGCAAGTTTCTGTTATCGATAGAGATGAATACACGGGGAAGACAATCTACTTAAAGGATAGAGGGAAAAAAGCCTGTGCATATCAGATGCAATCCTCAACAAAATCAACAGTATTAGGTAAGTTGAAGGCTATAGACAACGAAGAAACGAACGACCCCTTCATTAATGATTATAAGGCTATTCATAATATCTATGAAACCATAGGGAGTGAATGATGGAATATAACGGATGGTCAAACTGGGAAACCTGGAACTTCAAACTCTGGCTGGATAATGAAGAATCCTCTTACCTATCAATTATGGAACTTGCTAAAGGGAGAACCACCGGGCAATTATCGTTGGAGTTGGAGAACCGGGCGGAGAACATTTTTGAATCGGTAGGACTTGAATCTGGCTTTTTTGCCGACGTCTGCAAGTCCTCTATAAAGGTAATTGACTTTTATGAGATAGCCGAGTCCTATCTTTTAGCATTAGCCGAGGAAAGTGAATGATGGGCATTACGGTGAATGATATAAAATTCAATGACACCCTCCATATCGATGAAATGGGCGTATTCAATTGCGATGCTGTAACTGAGAAGGCAATTATGATTCATGTACCAACTGGTTATAGCCCAGACCGAACTGTCTGGATTCCAAAATCTCAAATAAAAATTTGGGAAGTAATAACAGATGATAGTCTGTCTTATGAATGGAAAAGGGTCGAGGTCAGTATTCCATCTTGGTTGAAAGCCAAAGCCGAAGGGAGTGAATAAGATGGAATATAAGATGAACGCAGAAACCTTAATTGCCTCTATTTGGATGAAAGAATACAGAAGACTCAAGCAATCAATGCACTTTAAGAACATGGTATCTTGTAGTCCATCAAGTGATGTGAAAATAATAATTTCAAAAAAACAACTAAATTATCTACGCTATTTGGTCAGTCAAGTAACCCCCGAAAGTGGTTGGAAGTGGTGTGAAGGATGGTTCTATAATGGAAGGGTAATTTCCTTCGGGGAAATAAAAAAACCTTGGGACGTAAATGGGAAAACCAGAGTAATGATTCCCGATATAGGTTATAGGACAGGAGAATATGGATTCCTCAAAATTAGCAAAAACTGGACTAAATCAAAGGGAGGTGAATGATGGGCGGTCACAATAGAAGAATGTTTGTAGCTAAATATTTAGGTGCAACCGATACCCTTGGTACTCGATTCAAGATTACCGACACCAGACATAAAGGAAAATCAATGACATTTAGCTGGGATTATGAATTAGGATACCTAACGGAACAGGCAACTGAAAAACTGGAAAGCATGGGAATTAAGATAGATGGATATAGTGAACCCTGGACAGAAGATAATAAGACCTACATCTTTAGCCATGATTTCAGTACCCAGTTAAGAGGATAATTAAATGAGAAAAATAAATAGCGTACGTATCACAATTAAAGACATTACTGAACAACTTAGGAATATTCATCATAATTATGTTAATGCTCATTTTAATTCTAAGGAATATCTCATCTTAACCTATACAGGAGAAGTGGATACAGAGAATCATGGGATTGAGGTCAGATTACAGGTAGTGGATGATACTTATCATGTACTGTCTGGAGACCCTCAGTATGATACTGACCATAGAGGATTCTGGGGTTGTGCTTTTATTCCTGTTGTTAGAACAGAGCAAAAGTTAAAAGAAATAGCCAGAGAATTAATTGATGATGCGTGTGAGCATTATTGGGAACTTAAATAATCTATATTAAGAGTACGTCCTACCTCATAGAAAACCCTGGGAAACTGGGGTTTTTTATTTATTTAAAATAATATTTTTATCTTGTTTACCTAATCATTTAATTTAAACCCCTTATCAAACCCCCATTAAAAGGAGGCTTTATGCCCTATGGGAAAGGAACCTACGGGTCAAAACGTGGACGCCCATCCAAAAAGAAAAAGTCCAAGACAATGAAGAAACGTAAAAAGTAAACTTGGCTAAACAAACCGCTAACAAACAGGCGAACGGACAATTTGCCCCTGGTAACACTTTAGGAAATAGATGGAAAAAAGGTGAATCAGGAAACCCTAATGGAAGACGGAATGCCTACACTGATCTAATAAAAGAGTTCAGTTTTAGTGAGGTGAATGATACACAAAGACGGGAAAAGATTGTGGGTAAACTGTTTCAAATGGCTGAAGCTGGAGACTTAAGAGCTATACAGTTCATAGTGGAACGATTAGAAGGAAGGGCATTAGAAAGACAGGAGAGAACGATATCAACTGCCCCGATACAAGTCCTATCAATAGATGATTGAATGGCGATTAAACAGAACAAGAAGGGAAATACTAAAACATCCAGCAAGGTTCAAAGTAATCGTGGCAGGAAGACGATGGGGAAAGACCATACTATCACTTACATATCTACTGAAAGACAAATTCCAAGAAGGCGAACGAAGGTGGTTCATAACGCCCACATACAGACAGGGAAAGATGATTGTCTTTCCTATACTCCGACAAATTTTTCATTCGTTCAAGGGAGCAAAATTAAACGAGTCCGAGTTATCGGTTATATTTGAGAACGGTGCAGAGTTAGCAGTAAAGGGGGCAGACAACGAACATAATCTCAGGGGTGTTGAACTTACTAAATGCGTAATGGATGAGATGGCTTATATTAAACCCCATGTATGGGAAGAGATTGTTTTTCCCATGTTAGCTACTACCCAGGGGAAAACATTATTTATCGGAACACCTAATGGCTATGATATTATGTATGATTTATATTTAAGAGGACAGACGGAGGATGGTTGGAAATCATGGCAGTTCAAAACAGTTGATGGAGGGTTTGTACCAAAAGGGGAGATACAACGAGCTAAAAGAACAATGGATGCAGTATTATTCAGGCAGGAGTTCGAGGCATCATTTGAAACAACGGGCAATAGGGCGGCTTATAACTTCAGTCGAGATGAACACTGTAAACCAGCAAAGGAGTTATCGAGTTACCTTTGGTGGGGCGTAGATTTTAATGTCGATTATATGACCGCAGTATTAGCCTGCCAATTCACAGATAACACTATCCACTATTTTGATGAGATTAGATTAAAGAACAGTAATACAGAAGAACTGGCATTAAAGATGAGGGAGATAGCCCCCGATATTGAATGTTATCCAGACCCAGCGGGTTCGGCACGGAGTACTACCAGCAGAAGAAGTGATCATCAGATATTAAGAGATAACGGGTATTTAATTAGAACAAAGAAGGCACACCCCTCCCACATAGACCGTTTAAATGCCCTAAACCGCAAGCTGAGAGATGCCGAGGGGAATATCACTATGACAGTAGACCCTAAATGTACCTATCTCATTAAAGACCTTGAACAATGTCAGCGAGATAAAAAAGGGGGCTTGGCTAAAGATAACATCGAATTAACTCATGCTCTAGATGCCTGTAGCTATGCGATTTCGTATAAGTTCCCGATTCTGAAGAGGATTGGAACAAGTGTAGGATGGTAATACTATGATGAATTTTGGCAGAAGTGTTAACAGGATTGTAATCCCAGAGATGTCCGAGAGCCTGGTATTGACTGCGGTAGCCAAGGCAGAAAAGGAATTTATAAAGAACAAAGAAGCCGAAAGGAAGTCCGCAGTTGATTTCTATTATAATGATAACATAGGTAAACATTTAGAACAGTGGTTCAGTGGTGATTCATTAAGTCAGGTTCCAACCTACCCTCAAAAGGTAGTTCCCCGTTTTGCTCGAGCAAGAATGATGCTGTATAAATCCCCGCCTGTTAGATATATTAACGGGGAAGAGGATACGGAATACAAGGAATACGCATACCAATTGGATAGCATGGCAAGATTATTTAGTGAATTATCCTGGTTATTGGGGGACTGTCATGTGGTCACAAGATATAACGAAAGGAAAACTCGTCTGGAATATGAGGTTCTCCCTTTTGTAAAAGAATATTTTATAAATGGAGATAGTGAACCTTTTGGTTATAGCTGGGAAATAGATAAGGGTGATAGCAGTAAAAGAATGTTCATTTTCTGGTCTGAGACCCGGGATGGAGTACAGGGAATGCACTTTAAATTCAATCAGGATGGTAAGCGGTTCACTGTGAATGGCAATCCTGAGATGGTTAATCCTTATGATGTGGCGCCTGTTAGTCGGGTATATTATCCAAGTCACAGTTTTGACGTGGTGGTGTCAGCGGTTCAAATAGGGATAGCCATGACGGAATTGGCATTGAATGTAAGATTTAAACTTGGACAACCAGTGTTCACCGGAATAGATGAAGGTCAAAGCACTATTAAATCGGGAATCGATAATGCCATTATATTACCAGAGGGGGCGACGTTTCAATATGTTACCCCAGGGGCAGGAATGGTTGAGATGATTGAGGCTATCAAACTGTTCGCCAACCAAACAGCGGAGAATAATCATCTACGAATCAGGTGGGGTGAAAGTGGTGGCAACTCTCCCAGTGGTGAAGCATTAAGGATACTTGAGATTGAGAATATGGAATCCAGGGAAAGCGATATTCCTTTATTTAGGGAATGGGAACATAATAGATATGAGATAGATAGGAAATTGCTTGAGGTTCATGGGGTTATTACATTGAATGAGAATTATAGTGTGGATTTTGGGGAGGTTACCTTTCCTATGTCCCCCCAAGAAGAGAGGGCTTGGTTGGACTGGAAGTTGGCTAAAGGGATAATAACCAAACGTGACCTCCTCCTATATTTCAATCCCGA